TCTTGGGGTGACTGTCTAAGAGCATCGAACATACAGATGTCAACTGGCGATGCCAATGGTGAACTAGTTGGTAATGGTTGGACCAATAAAAAATGGGACAACGAACTGAAGCTATACCGTGAAGCTCGTGCTCAAGGTATACAACCAGAAGGAACTTCCACAGCCAAGATCCGCAAGGCTATGGATGTAAGCGACAAAACAGGACACGCATTCGGTTCTGCTTTATAAAGGAGATAACCATGTGTGCTTCATGTGGATGTAATCACGTTAACTACGATCACGAAATGCCTACAATGCCAGGCTCTTACAAAGGTATTGACAAAGTAAATTACAACATGCCTAAGGTGCCAGCAGTTCCTGCTATGCCTAAGTCAACCAAGAAGGGTAAGTAAAATGGCAATGAAGAAAATGACTGGTGCTAAGAAACCAGTAGCAAAGATGGCAACAACTAAGTCACGTGGTAGCAATACCGCCAAGCAGGTTGGTGACATGAACCAGCGCGAAACCTACAATGCGTCACGTGACGGAAATACTCGTGGTAGTAATAGTCGGGGCACTGGTGCAAAAGTAACCAAGGCAGAAGCAAGCCAGAAGTCACAAAGAATTGGCACACCAAATAAGTCTCGTCCAGGAAAAGTAATGATGGGCATTGAAAGAGAAGCCTACTTAGCGCAACGTGCTGGTGGAAGTAAGAACTTAAGTTCTAAAGAAATAAAAGCAGCAAGTGCACGTAAGTCAAATCCTAAGGCTGCTGCTAAGGGCAAAGGCTCAAGAGGTCGCTAGTAATGGTAGCTAAGAAAGATCCACGTTTAGCACGTGCAGGTGTTTCTGGCTTTAATCAGCCAAAGCGTACACCTAACCATCCCACTAAGTCACACGTTGTTGTGGCTAAAGTTGGCGAACAGGTTAAGACTATTCGCTTTGGTCAGCAAGGTGTGTCTGGCTCCCCTAAGAAATCAGGGGAGTCAGCAGCCTATGCTGCACGTAGACGATCATTCAAAGCACGTCACGCAAAGAATATTTCTAAAGGTAAAATGTCCGCAGCATACTGGGCAGATAAGGCAAAATGGTAAATGGCTAATCCAATAGCACCACCAGTAGATCAGTACCGTGGCACAAACATAGTCAATACCGAAGGCTCTGATGCTGCATGGGAAGTTTTAGATTTTTTATTTGGCGTTGAGTCAATTAAAAAAATTCTTAGCGGTAAAGGAACATGGGGAGATGCTGCACTAGTCGGTGTAACTGCTGCTACATTTTTTATTCCTCCTGCAAAAATAGGTCAGTTAGGAACTAAAGCTCTTAGAAAAGTTTTAGCTGAAACTAAAACTGTAAGTGCTGCTGGTAATGTATTGCCTGTTGCAGCTAAAGTTGCAGGTAAAACTAGAGCAGAAGTTGAAGCTGAATTAGTTAGACGTGGTAAGTTAACTTACGGTAAAACTCCAGAGCCCGAAGTTCCAACTCGTCCAATGAGTGAACAAAGATTTGAAAAGATTACTGGTCCAGAACCTGAAGTAGATTATTCTGTTCCTAATATACGCGAAGTAGATGTAAGAGCTGTTCCTACCCCATTAGCGGAAAGACAATTAAAGCGCGAGGGTGGCAGTCTTAGAAAAAGAAATCTTACCGATGAAACTATTGATAGAAAAACAGGTAAACAAAAAGGTAACTATAGTGAACCTACTGAACCTGAAGTTGAAGGTTTAACATCTGGTAGTCCTGCCAAGGGTAAGCCACGAAAAGATAACATGGGTCCAGAGTCAAACCCTGTTGACTTTGTTGATGACTATTTAGAAAAAATTTCTAGGTATCGAATCTTAGCCAAGCAATTAAAAGAAGCAGAAGATGCAAAAGGTTTTAGAAAAGATACTAAAGAACTTAAAGATGATGAAAAGAATTTAGCTTTACGCAAAGAAAATAGATCTTCAGTAGTTGATCCTGAAAATCCAGATGCCGTAACTCCTGTTACCGAAATTAATAATGAACTAATAGAGTTGCAATCTTACTTCCAAAAGAATCATAAGTTCTTTACTAAACTTTATGATGATGTTTATGGTGATGAAACAGTTGCTACGATTAGATCTTATGCAGCAGTTGCTGCTGGCAAACAAGCTCCTGTTACTGCAGAAGAAAGATTAATTGCATCGCTTCCTATGCGACCAAAGAAAGTATCTAAAGATCGTCAACGCATAGACAAACAAGATGAAGCATTAACTGCAGAAGAAAATAAAGCAGCAATAGATTTTGAAGCTTCTACTTTTCAAGGTGGTACAAGTCTTAAAGTTGATACTGATTTTATTCCACTTGAGCCAAGAAAAAGCGGCATAGCTCCAAGTCAATCTGGACGTGCTGAAATGGATGAGTTAAAAGCTGACCTAGATAATGCTATGGATAATTTACGTAAAGCTAAAACTCCTGACCAGCAAAAACTATATGCAAAAGCAGTTGAACAAGCGCGTAAAGCAATTCAAGAAAGATCTAGGATACTTGGTTTTACTGCTCCTAAAGGTGCAGCACGACAAGAGCAAATAGATTTAGCTGATACTGTATTTAAAATGCAAGATGTTCGTATTCCAATTAAGCGCACTCCTGCAACCCCTAAGGGTACACCATCAACACGGAACGTAGCTGATCGCGTAAGACATGTTGAAAACATTATTGCAAGAGAATCTAAAGATTTTGTTAAGGGTTCTGAAGATTATGGAAAACAATTAAAAAATAAAAAAGAATTTAAGAATGATGATGGTACTTTAAACGTAGAGAAATATGAAAAACGTATGAAGGAATATCAAGATGAAGTAGATAGACTTCGTAAAATACAAGAGACTGCTTGGGAAAGAACTAAAGAACTTTCTAAGCAACTTGATGATACTGGTATTCGTAGATTTATGAATCGTGTTGCAACAGGTAAAATAGATCCTATTAACAGACAAGCTTTAATTAATCTTATTGATGATCTTGCAGAGCAGACAAAAGATCCTGCTCTTAAGAAAAGAATTATTAACTATGTTAATAAATTAAAACTTGATCAAGGTATTGAAAAGGGAGCACAGCGAAAAGCTGGAATGAATACTCGTCTTGCTAAAGAAGATGCAGCTCGTAAAGCTCGCATTGAAGCTAAGCAAGCTGCAACTAAAAAAGAATCAGCACCTAAAGTAGAAGTACCTAATGCTTCAGAAATTACTATACACTCTGGTATGGCTGATGGTGCTGATACTGCATGGGCAGAAATTGCTGACTCTATGGGCATTAAAACAATTGGTCATAGTTACAAAGACCATGATCGTATAATTTCTAAGACTAGACCAGCTCTAGAAACTCGCAATGAATTAACTAAAGAACAACTTGAAGTAGCAGATAAATTCTTAAAGCAAGCTAGTAAGGGATTAAGTGAATCATACAATCCTGCTTCACTTACTTATAATCATGTTAATTTACTTCGTAGAAATTACTATCAAGTTAAAGATGCAGAAGCTGTTATTGCTGTTTCAATACTTAAACCTAATTTGCTTAAAGCTACTGGTGGTACTCGTTGGGCTGTGCAAATGGGTATTGATAAGGGAGTACCTGTTTATGTGTTTGATCAAGCTAAAAAGTCTTGGTTTAAATGGGATGGTAAAAAGTTTGTAGATTCAGACTTGCCACCTAAGTTTAAGGAATTTGCTGGTATTGGTAGTCGGGCTTTAACCGCAGATGGTCGCAAAGCTATTGAAGAATATTTACAACAATTTATGAAGGGTAATTAATGGCTACGTTTGGTCAAATGACTGATGAGGTATCACGTAAGTTAGCAGGTTTTACACTGCGTCAAGATCGTCAAACACATCTTACTGCTGCCGTTAATGCAACGGCAACTAGTATTACTGTTGCTTCTGCACAGAATATTTCAAGTGGTGTAATCCAAATTGATGATGAACTTATCTATGTAGATTCGTATGATCGTAACTCTGGTGTACTTAGTATTCCGCCATATGGTAGAGGGTACAATGGTACATCTGCTGCTACACACCAGAATGGTGCACGTGTAATTATTTCTCCTACATTCCCTACCATAGATATCAAGGGAGCAATTAATGAAACTCTTGAAGCTACCTTTCCAGATTTATACACAATTGCTACACATACATTTTCTTACTCTCCTGCTAAAACTACATATGCACTACCAAATGAAGCTGAAACTATTTACTCAGTATCATTTGAAACTACTGGTCCTTCTAAAGAATGGTTACCTATTCGTAGTTACCGACTTGATTCTTCAGCTAACGTTGATACTTTTAATTCTAGAAATAGCATAAGCATTTACTCTGGCGTTGAGCCAGGTCGTACTGTGCAAGTTTCTTACAGTGCTGCACCTACTGTAATGGATAGCAATGATGATGACTTTGAAACTGTAACTGGTTTACCATCATCTTGTAAAGATGTAATTGTTCTTGGTGCTGCTGCACGACTATCTTCGTTTGTAGATCCAGGTCGTCTAACTTTTGGCTCTGCTGAATCTGATCAACAATCACAGATTGCAGGTCGTGCATACGGTGCAGGTACAAATACTTCTAAGTATCTTCTTGCTCTTTATGAAAAGCGACTTGCAGAAGAAAGCAGAAAACTTAATGATCGTAATCCAATTCGCACTAGATTCACAAGATAGGTAAATCATGGCACGTAATTATTCATCCATTGCTGAACCAAAAACTTTAGCAGCAGACGTTGCAATTGATGCAACACAGATTACATTAAACAATGTAACTGGTTTACCTAGTGCGCCTTATGTTCTTGTGCTTAATCCAGATACAGCTAGTGAAGAAGCAGTACTTGTAACTGTTAATCAGAGTGGTGTAACTTCTCCAACCCTTAAAGTTCAACGTGCAATTGAAGCTAATGCTACAGCAAAAGCTCATACATCTGGTCAAGCTGTAAAGCATATGATTGTTGGAACTGATTTACAAATAGTTCACGATCACATTGATGCTACAGGTTCACTTCATGGTATTGCTTCTAATGAAGGCAACGTAGTTGGTACATTAAAAGCACAAACTTTAGAAAATAAAACTTTAACTACACCAAAAATTAATGAAAATGTTACCCTTACTGCAACATCCACAGAGTTAAACAAACTTGACGGTGCAACTGTAAGTACAGCAGAAATCAATAGATTATCTGGTGTTACTAGTTCTGTAGTTAGTATAAATAATACACAGACACTTACAAACAAAACTATTGATCTTACTAACAATACAGTAACTGGTACTCTTGCAGAGTTTAATACAGCACTTGATGGTGCTGATTTTGTAAGCCTTGCTGGTACTGAAACATTAACTAATAAGACTTTAACAAGTCCAGTAGTTACTGGTGGAACACTTAATGGTGGTGTTGCATTAACCGTTGATTCTACAGAATTAAATAAGCTTGATGGTGTTACGGCAACTACCGCAGAAATTAATAAGCTTGCTGGATTAACTGCTACTACAGCAGAGTTGAATAAACTTACTGGCGCAACTCCAACTGTTGAAGAAATAAACTTTGTTGATGGTGTAACTTCTTCTATTCAAACACAATTAAATACCAATACTCCAGTTGCAACTATTGTTATGTATGGTGCTGCTGCTGCCCCTACAGGTTGGTTACTATGTGACGGTGCCGCAGTAAGTAGAACAACTTACGCAACATTATTTGGAGTTATTGGAACAGACTACGGTGTTGGTGACAATACAACAACATTTAACTTGCCAGATCTTAAGGGTCGTGTACCAGTTGGTTATGGTGCAGGTAGCGGTCTAACCAATAGAAATGACTTGGGTGCAAAGTTTGGTACTGAAACTCAGACACTGACTGAAGCCAATCTTCCTTCACACGACCACAGTATTGGATGGCAGTCTGATGGTACTAATGACCATGACCACGCCTTGGATTCTGGAACTGTAACACGTGTTGCTGGTCCTTCAGATGGTGGCTCATCAGGTACTGGAACAATTAACTCTGGTCTTGCTGGTAGTGGAACTGCACACAACAACTTGCAGCCATCTACTGTTGTTAACTTCATTATCAAGCATTAAGGATACTAAATGCCAACGTATGATATTTCTGAAAATATTCCGTATGACATATCAATACCGTTAACTGAAACATCTTTTGAATTAACTGACATTGCTTATGATATAGCAATTGATGACCTACCATTTATTCTTAAGATTAATAATCAAGATCCATACATACGCCAGACAGCTCCATATAAAAAAGAACAGTTTGATAATAGTGTTGAGCCAGGTGAACAGTCGCTTACTGGTTGGTGGTTGCGTTCACAAACATCATGGCACAACGGTGCAGGTATTTCTTTTTATGAACCAGGTACTGACTATCAGCATGTAAGCCATAGATTTAAAGATAGTCGTGGCATTGATGTCTGGACTATTGGTGAAATTAAATTACTTAATGATGTATTTGAATCTTATACTGGTGACGATAATATTATTGCTACTGCTAGTAATGACAAGATAGTTGTTGTAGATGATGGTGGAAATTTAAAGGTTCTTACACTTAATAGCGATGCTATTGCAACAGTTGATAATAGAACTGCTGATCTTGATACTGATCACTCTGGAGAAACATTTAAGTCTATTACTTCAGATGGTACTCGTTACTTTGCTGTATGTACTAGTGCTATTCATGCTGGTAATATTGATGGTACAGATATTGTAACTAGTAAAAAAGATATTACAATTGCAAGACACGATACTGGTGGTATACATACAGTTAAGTATGTTAAAGGTTATCTAATGTTTGGTGAAGCTTGGAAGCTTTACTACATTCCATTAGCCAATCCTCTTACTGATGATAATCACGATGGAACTGCAAACTTTCCTGCAGGAACTACATATAAGTCACATGTAAATCCTAACTTTGTGTGGAATGTTATTGAAGGTGGCAATCGTTTTATCTATGCTTCTGGTTATGCTGGTTCTAACTCTGAAATATGGGCAGTACCTTTTGATCCAGATACATTAGTTCCAGATCCTGCTGCTGCTATTCAAGTAGCTCAATTACCTTATGGCGAAAAAGTAAATGCTATGCAGTTCTATTTAGGATACATGGCTATTGGTACCAATAAAGGCATACGTATTGCTCAGGTTGCAGAGAATGGTTCATTAGTTCTTGGTCCATTGTTAGTTGAAACTAATTATGATGTAACTGGATTTACGGCTAACGAAAATTATATCTATGCATCAACTACTATTATGGGTACTTATACCAATCCCTCAACGGGAGTAACAACTAACGTTACCAATGCTATTGCAATTAGAATTGATTTATCTTCTCAGTTTGATGATGGAACATTTGCTTATGCTTATGATTTGCAATACCAATCAAGTGCAAACTCAACTGGTCAAGGTATTCTGTATGCACAAGATCGTTTACATTTGATAGTAAACAAAGGTACCACTGGAGAAATACAATCAGAAAAGCTTTCTCAAAAGCGTTCAACTGGTTGGTTGGAAACAGGAAAGATTCGCTACGGCATAGTTGAGCCTAAGTTCTTTAGGTACATTAACGTTCAATGTACCACTGGTCAAGGTGACACTATTGGTATTTATACTATTGATGAGAATGGTATTGAAAACTCTTTGTCAATTCTTTCCGCAGGTTTAAGTAATCAGGATATACTTATTTCTACACTGCCTAGCAAGCAAGAGTATATATCATTTAAGTTTGTACTTAATAACTCAACTGAAGATCAAAATATTCCAAAGCTAGAAGCTTATCAAGTTAAAGCTACACCAGCTCAACGTCGTCAGCGTTTGTATCAGTACCCACTATCCTGCTTTGATCATGAAATGGATAAATACAATTCTGTATTTGGCTATAGTGGTAGGGCTATGGAATATATTCAGCGCATGGAAACTCTTGAAGAAACTGGAAAGTTTGTTAGCATTAAAGACTACCGTACTGGTGAAGAGTATTCAGGCATTATTGAAGAAGTTGTATTTAGCAATGAGTCTTCTCCTGATAAAGACAACAGTGGTTTTGGTGGAGTATTAAAGATAACAGTTAGGAAACTATAATGAGTAATTTTGGTACATGGTTAGCTAATAGTCCTATTGCATCCGCAGTAAAGGTTGGATTAGCTGCTGCTCTTGGTTGGTTTGTAGCTAACCCTGACGTACTTAACGTCCATCCTGCATTTGCAATTGCTATTACTGCTGCGTTACCTGTTATAATTAACTGGTTAAATCCAGATGATTTACGCTACGGTAACTTAGGAGAAATAGATTAATGTATCCAGTAAAAGACGTTAAGATCTCTGTGCCTTATGGCAAGAGAGGACGACTTTGGAAATCTGGTTGGCATGATGGTGTTGACTTTGTATGCAAGACTGGTACTCCAGTATATGCAGCACGTCGTGGTGTAACGACATCAGCTAACTGGGGTGCTGACTATGGCAAGCACATCGTACAACGCAGGACATTTCCAGCAGGTACTAAGAACCACTTAGTATACGCACACCTATCAAAGATATTTGTACAACCTGGTGAGAAAATTAAAAAGGGACAACTAATTGGATTGTCTGGTAGTACAGGTAAAAGCACTGCCCCTCATCTTCACTTCGGTGAAAGAGATGGTGCTCGCTGGAGCACTAGTAAACCAGTAGATCCTCAAAGAACATTGGATGCATAATGATAGCTAAAGTAGAATCAAATAAAGATAAACAATCTATTATTTCAGGTAAAGCTATTCCTGTACGTATTAATAAAAAGACATCTTGGAAAGGTTCGGTGCGTCAAAAACGTTTAATGTGGGAGACTACCGTACAGGTAGAACTTCCAGGTGGTGGACTACCTAATGTTATTCGCTTTCGTTTTTGTCGTTATCCAGGTACACCACAAGCTGACTACACTGGTCACTTCTCTTATCCTGTCCATCCAGGGATGGCAGGTAAAACTATTTGGGTAACCCTAGCTCATGGGTTTATTTCAGGTGGCAAGATGCCAGTTGGTTTATTCATTGACCACGACGGTACTGCACCTATCGTACTTGATGGACGGCAAATTAAGGCTAATTAAAACTCAATAAACAGTGGGGTAGAATACCCATTGCTGGCTCTCAGAGCCACGTAGAGCCACGTAACCCCTCTTAGGGTAGGTAAGGTACTACTTAGTACATACTACTCTAGGAGGGGTTATTTTTTATGTATTACTGTGGTAGTCTTCGTCTCGTACTGGTGGGTTACCACCTAGTATCTTGACCATTTTGTTGACTGCTCTGTTAGCTTCCATCATGACTGCTTTCTGTGACTTGTCAGCATTCATACGATCCCTTAACTCGGCACCATCTATTTGCTCACCATAAAATAAATGAACTAATGATTTCTCTCTCTCATTTAGTTTATCGAAAGCAACTTTAACATCAGAACTAAATGCCATAAAGTCACCTGACTCTGCTAGTGCTTTACTAGTACGACCCATGTTACTTAGTGTGTTATTAAACTTAGTCCAGTCGTCACTAAGAACTGCTGGAATCATAAGCTTAATAAACTGTTTGTTATACCAAAAGTTATCTTCTGGATTATAACCAGACTTATGTGCTTTTTCTTTGATGCAGTAATCTAATGCTGAATTACGTAGCGACCTAGCAAATAACTTATCTCTATCTTTTTGATCAGGTAAAGCTAACCACTCTTCTACCTTGTTAGGATGTTCTGCAAACCATAACCATAGTTCTTGTTCAATGTCTTCACGTTCAACCATTGCATACTTACGTTTAAACTCTGAACTAACTTGCTTAACCATAGCATGATACATCTCATAGACAACTCCATTAGAACTCATAAGTCTTACCCTCAACTACGAATGATCGTCCGTTGATAGGTACAACAACAGGAGTTACATTACCTCTACGAATGTAAAGAATAGTAAATGCTTGTTGCCAGTTAGCACTACCAGTATTTAAATAAGACGCTTGGCTAAGATCCATAAGGTGTCCGACTTCAACTCCGTAGAGACGACTGTGAATTTTGCCGTTGTAACCTTGGTGCTCATGTTGAATTCCCGCTCTATGTGTATGCCCACAGACAACTGAAGACCCAATTTTGCGAGCAAGAGCCAAAGCCGTCCCGCCAGCTTGCCTTGAGATGTTGCCTTCATCTCCATGTGCCAGTACCCATCCTGGCGCAAACTCCCATAGTTGATTGTGATAGGTAATTTCGTTCTCGCCGTAATGTAAAAGCTTGGAGTATTCCAGTTCCCGCAGACTTGCCAGGGCTGGTGCATATCTTTTGACATAGTTCTCAACGCGGTCTCCATGATTACTCCTCATTGTATGGAAAGGCTTATCGCCTAGTTTGTTTTTAAACTCTTTCATAATTGCAGCAGTACGATCTAGACCTGCTTGTAATGTACCTTCGTACTCACCAGCTAATCCTTTATTCCATCTTGATGGTTCAGGACTATCTGCTTCATCTCCAACACAGTATAGTTCATCTGGTTGGTAGTCACCTACAAAGTTTTGCACTGCACGTACTGCTCGTGGATCGTGGTAAGGAACTTGCATATCTGGAATCACTATAACTGTTTTCATATTTACCTACTTAGTAGAGTCCCATTTACCATCTATTACTAATAAAGCAATGATGGCATAGTTGAGAATATCAATAAATGTATCTTGAATACTTTCGTTTTCTGGTTCTTTTTTATTTGATAATAGATTGTTTAGTCTTGCTACTTTGTCATGCAGTCTTACACTTAGTCCGTTCAGTGCACCACCTGGTGCATCAGAAATATTAGATGGTCCGTAATCGTTATGCTTCTTAACCATTAGGTCAATAGCTTTGCGAGCTATAATGGCAGCTTCAAAATCTAATGGTCGCTTCATTTTAGTACGGGTCGCTTTAACGTAAGAGTCAATCCGTTCGAGTACTTCACGTCCGTTACTTGAAGTCCCATGTTGATCAGGGTTTGAAAGATGTGGTTTATTTCCTGCTCGCTGAAGTCTTGCATCGTTGTATTCCTTTACTCTCTTTTCATATTCTTCTAATTCCCATAAGTCATTTCTTTTATATTCTTTAGTTGTCATTATTAACCTTTGGTAGTGGTTGCTTACAGTGTACACAAGTTTTAATGTTTAAGTCATGTGATTCAAGTACGCTAAAGATAAGATCAATTGCTTGTTCTATAGCATCAAACTTAGCATTAGCTAACTTTACCTGTGAAATTAATTCTCCTCTAGATACTGCTTCATGTTCTTTATACTTTTCTACTGCTAGTTTTTTATTAATAACATCTATAGATATATTTATAGCTCGTCTAAACTTATCAAACTCTTCTTGCTTAACTGACCTTTTCATGCTGCAATCTTTTCCGTGAAGTAACCAGATCCATTACGTAAGAACATTGAGTTAACATCCTCTCCATCTGGCATCTGCATAATGATAACACTATTAAACTCTTTACTTAAAGACTTTGCGAAATCAGAGCCAGGCTGATCACCGTCAGCAAAAACATAGATAGTTTCAAAGTCTGCCAGTAAGCGTCCGTAGTGCCGCTTCCAAGCATTAGCTCCAGGAACACCCACAGCAGGAATACCGCAAGAATAACTAAGAGTGATAGCATCTATTTCTCCTTCACATACTGCTATAAAGTTCCCTGCCGTATGCAAGGCACTTACATTGTATAGTCTTGTAGAAGTTCCTGGCATACCCATGTACTTAGGTTCTTCTGGTCCCATTGATCTAAATCTTATATCTACTACACCAGTTGGAGTCAAGTATGGTATAGCTAATCTATTTATAAATTGTTCTTGACCAGCAAGTGGATCAACGACGACTCCTAATCGAATCCTTTGTGCTGTTTCTAGGCTTATTCCCCGTTGCATTAGATACTCTTCTGCCAAGGGTAGGTACTCCTCGTAATGACTGGTAGCTTTCTCCAGTAATACCTTCTGCGATCTTGATAGCTTCACCGTATTTAACTCCTTCGTATACTTTGATTACGTTAAATGCATTTCCTTTTACTCCACAACCATGACATACAAAAATATTTTCTGTTACAGATACACCAGCTGATGCATGGTTGTCGCTATGAAATGGACATTTAATCTTTTGCCAACTGCCATAGTCCCTTTTAAGTCTGCCACCATAGTGCTCTATGATTGCAGCAATAGGTGGACATTCCATTATTTTCGACTTTCTTCTATTAGTTTTTGTAGTTCCATTTCTTGCAATGCTGACTTTAATTCATCTGGAATATTTAATACGTATTTTGGTGCATGTTTTTCATCAAACATATCCCAACTAAACTCAAATGTAAAGAATGGAATCTTAATTCCAAACCATGCTGAATCATATCTTTCAATGTGTGCATAAAATCCAATTGATACTTCGGTCATATCTCTTTCAATATGAATATTAAATCTTCCAAAGTTAATTATTTTTGTTCTTCCATAATATGATGTTATGTTCATTTTAGTATCCTGCTTCTTCTATTAGTTTAAACCATACACTTACTGGCATGGTTGCGTACCATAACCCAACATCTTGGGTTCCTTTTTTCTTATGAATCACTACGCCTGTATCTGCTTTATCGTTAATCATTTCGACTTCTAGTTCTTTTAACCAAGCAGATAGTTCCATCTTTGCACAGTTCTTTACTTCGAGTACAACTCCAGGCAAACCTGCAATGTCACCTCGATCATTGACTCCGTTAAGAGATCGTCGTTCGACATGCTTACGTCCTTTACTTAGTAGCCAATTAACTACTGCTGTTTCTGCAGCAGTTCCTTTTTGTTTAGACTTACTCATGGCAATCACAATCACATTTCAATGTATAGTTTTGTATGTTGTTAGTAAACTCTTTGGGACATTTATTATGTTGTTCTTTTGTGTCTTCAAGACACCAACCAAACTTACTCATCGTCGTCGTCATAGTCTGGTGTGTTATTGGGATCCCAATTAATACGCTCCACTTGGTTCTCCTAACTCTACTATTTTTAGATGTTGCTTGTATCTAATATCATTTGAAATTGCTAACTCATTTTTTAATCCACGGTTAGCTGCTCGTAAAAATTCTATATCATCTAATGCTTTTTGATATAGTTCTTCTAATGTTAGTTCTGGTTTTGGATTAGGATTGTCACGAACATAAATTCCGTTTACACCTTTCATCTTGCTTCCTCCATGTCAGCTATAAACATATACTCTGGATTAAATTGTAACCATACTGGTGTCTTACCAGTCTGGTCTGCTCTACCATATCTGTTCTTGACTGCAGCTACACCTAGTAACCCATTACCACTTTGTCCAACGGTAAGAATAAGCGCAGGTAACTGTGCTACCTTACCTTGTAAGGATGATCTTGGTTGACATGGTTCTCCGACATAGCCTTCTTGAGTATGGTGTAATACCAAGATAGCGGCGTTAGTATCTCTTGCTAAGTACTTAAGTTCTTTAAGTGCTGACCTCATGTTACTGAATTCTTCTCCGCCATCCATACTAATATCCATCAAGTTATCAATAACAATTAAGGCAGGTGCTTCTCCAAGTAACTCCTCAATCGCGGTAACCTCGTCGTCGATATCACTAAGACTAGGGGCAGAATCAAAGCTCCAATAAATATGGCTGGCAAGAGCAAGATTATTCCTAGAGTTGATTGGGTCTTCCGATATGATTTTTTCTGCTTCACTTTGTGACACTCCTGTGATCATTGAATACAAACGCATAGCCATAGTATGTGCATTAGTATCTGCTGATAAGTACAGCGTTGGTGCTTGCATACGTAACGCTAAAGCTAAAGCAAGTGTAGACTTACCAGCACCTGGTGTACCAGCAATCATGCTTACTTCTGCTCGTCTCAATACAATCTGGTTTGCATCGAATGTCCTGAATACTGTAGGCATTGGCTCACCACCAATGTCAGGACGACCTACTGCTCTACTTAATGTTTTCATTTATCTCCCAATAATAATTGAACGGGCAGGTAGCCTTCCCCACTACGCTGCCCGCTCAAACCTATGCGACTAGAACGTAGCGTAGTCTGGGTCGTTAGCTTTTAGATAGATAGCTTTGCACTGATCAGGTGTACCCTTTGGTGTTGGACACATGAAAGCTTTGTAAGGTCCGTATGGTCCTACTCCTTCTCGCTTGGTCATGCTACCATGAATACAACTTCTTGTTGCTGTACCTACTGCTACTCCACCACCTGTTGGCGGTGCTACTGGTGCAAACGTTGGTGTCTCGCTAATGACTGTGCCACCTAACGCAGCAACCACTGTATTGACTCCTGTGTTACTGGATTGACTGGGTTGCGTTCCAAGAAACAACTCTTCCATTGCAGCAATACTGTTGTTAAGTCCGTTACCAATTAGTGCATTGATGTTAGTTTCAAACTCAGTAGCATCGTTACCACGAACAGTAATGATAGTACCTACCTTTGTCTTTACGTTTACTACGTAATTACTTTCCACTTGTTTATCCTTTTCCTTTGTACTTGCATTTATCTTTTACATTACACATTATACAATGATTAAGATTAGGTATGAACAGCTCTGCTTTACGAGCTTGATCAAATTTGCTTACGATCTCAATGATATCTTCTTTACTAAAATAGTCAAGGTCAATTAGCTCTGCCGTTTGACCAGTCCTAGCCATCCAGTATGTACCGTAACGTGGACGAATGCCTAACATTTCTTCCATACCTGCAGCATAGAAAGCTAATTGTAAATCAGATGATGGCGTACGTACACCAGTCTTAATATCTACCACTATAAGTTCACCATCTGGATTAATCATTACTCTATCAATGTGCATTTGCACTGGTATGTCATTCCAGATAGGTGTAAGTCCTAGTTCAATAGCTGGTACTCCTGGTTGTACTTCCCATAAAGTTAATGGGTGCGTACCATTACGCCAAGTAATCCAAGAGTCAACCATCTTAGAACCTTCTACGTTCCACCAATCACCATCTTCTTTATTGGGATTAGCTTTAGTAGCACGACCAGATGCTTTCCATTCTGACTCGTCAATTCCAGTATTAGCCCACTGTTCTTTGCGCTGGCTTTCCCAAGCCTGTTCCCAATACTTGTTCATCATCTACCTTCTGTTGCGAATAGTTCTTTATCATACATCTCTGTTGCTGTATGCACTGCACTACCACCACATAGATACCATGTTGGTTGTTCAGTTTGTTTCTCGACACGGGTTAGATAATACTTCCAACCACAGTCAAGATATGTTGTTAATGCTGAATACGATACGTGTGCTGGCAGTTCGTATCCGTTAATAGTTATCATGGTATTTTTTATTCCTATCATAGAAGTCTTCTTTAGCTCTACTAAGCATCATGTCTTCAATGTGTGCTTCGATACGATCATAGCACGACTCACAGACATCTTCATCTTCTAGCTTGTATACTTCTTCTATGTCTAGCTCGCAGCATTCCATAGTTATATTCCTTTCAAGAACCCTGAAGTCCATGGTTGTTCTAACTTAATGTTATATTTCTTTCTCCATTGACGGCGTTCATACACAGACATACCGCCCCAGAATCCCCACTCTTCGTGTTTAATAGCCCAGTCTCTACACTTATCAAGGACATCACAATTTGCACAGATTTTCCTCAACTGTGGATAAACATTATTCTTTGCAAACGGATCTGTTTTATCTTCATCACTTATTGGATAAAAGAATTCAGTATCCATACCATCGCAAGCTGGTGTCTCATAACTGTTGATTTGAAACATAAAACACATCTCCTGTATATGGATCGTACTTACATGTAACTAAACTTTTGAACCACATAGCTTCACCTTCCATAACAACTTCATTAATCTTTTGTAAATAAACTAATGTATCTGGACTTATTAAAACCTCAGCTTTGTATCCATCAATAGCAAAGTGATCTTCTGGTAACTCTACCATGATGATTGATAGTAGATGTCGTAGTTCCAGTAATTCTCTGGCTTAATCTCATCAAGCAACTGTGTTAGTTGTTCATGTGTTTCTTCAATGTCTCGCCAGTAATACTCATCAATGTCATACCCACCAAAGAAAAATCCTGGTGTTGGTGGCAGCAATTCTTTAGCTAACTCTGTTGATCTTGTGTCAATTAATTGACCACAGATACTATGTAGTTCAACTAATCTATCTCTGCTTACTGGTATGCGCTGGCATTCATCTACTCCATCACCGCAGGTTTCTACAAACCATCCGTGAATCTGATTAGCTTTACGCCAGTAGATAGCATTCCATTCAACTGATACTGATGGTAATGAAGCTTCTTTTACTTTAATGCCACTAGCTTCAATGACATTGTTGTATCTAGAATCTTCTACACGAACTAGATCCATTCCAACTTGCTGATAATCGTATTGACTAATACGTTCACTTACATTTAGGTACATATCAAGACCCATTGTTTACTCCTAATAGTTGTAGAGCACGTGACTTTACGGCTATGTCTGTGCCGAGAATCATCTTGCTTGCTTGCTTTGAATAGTCCTTACTAAAATGATCGGTTGCTTCCACGATAGCTTGGAATGCACCGAACTTGGTGTTCTTAATGTTATGTTGCGTGTCGGTTTCACCGATCCATACGTTCCATGCATTAAGTCTATTTCGTTCTACTCTTGTCTTACTTGTACGTTCACCTGCACTAAGCATCTCATATGGTGAGAACTCAATCTTGCTAGGTAGTGCATACACTCGCTTGATAAAGTTCTTGAACTCTTCATTACTGAATTCAATTGAACGTAGGTATGATGATACTGTTGCATACTTTTGAATATCTTCATTCATAATTCTAAATGCTTTTCTGATATCATCTGCATTGATACTGCTGTTAGGGCTGTGCTTTACACGGTAGTAAATACCCTTCTTCTTACCACTCATCATTGCTGCATTGATCTGGTTAGTACAACCAATGCGATTGACAACTGGTGTCATTTGGAATGGTAAGCTACCATCATGTGATGTACGTGCAATTACATATGCATTGTGTGGATCATCACCAACTGTTACGTTAGCTGGTAGTTCGATGGTTGCCCATACTACGTTACCGTTTTTGAGTTCACCTGCTGCACCATAACGTGCATCACTGTTCTGAACAATGTCGTCAAGGCATGAGAATATTTCACTGTTCTGCAGTACTTTGTATCGTGAACCTACTATTGCTAGTGGTGTAGGGTCTGTGTCAGTCCACCCTGTATTAGTCCACTTAACTGTTGCGTATCTATCTGGTACTTCAATTGGATCAGTCTCATTAATAAATACATTTTCTAATGTAACTTTCCAGTCAAGTCCAGCCTGTTTCATTAAGTCACTTGCTGAATTAACTTCGTACTCACAGTGCGTACCAATTACTGTGTATGGATTACGTCTAGTCATTCTGTTCCTCTATCATCTCTGCGAATGCAGCATCTATATCTACTGCATCTACTTCTCTAATAATTAGTTCATCTATTGCTTCTTCAGCATAGTCAAATGCACTAGCTAGTAGCAGTATTGCTAGTTGCTTGGCATCCTCCATAGCTTTTACTCTTTCATTGCGTTCAAGTAACTTGTAAATTTGGTATAACGCTTGAAGAAAATCAAGGGCTACTTTATCTGTTACTTGTATACCTACAATCTCTGGATAATGTTCGTCTTCATACCATTTGAACGGGTCGTTAAACCACGGCTCGTTTTTAATGCTCATTAAATCTCCTGTGCTTCTACTTTATCTATCTCTTCGTTCTTAGTTATCCACTCATCTTCATTTGCTTTTTCAATCAATTCGCTTAGACAGTATGCATCATCGGCTTGATTTTCTGCATCATCTTCATTACGTGCAGTTACTTGTACTGTTACTTCTACTTCTTGATATCTACTTAGTGTGTACGTGACTGCATACTCTCCACGCATAATTGGTATCTCAAAGAACTTAAGACTTTTATTTACTTCATAAGCCCAGTCATCATACTCACTACACCAATCCATCTCTTTAGCTTTTTCATAGATAGCATTAGTAATTTTGTAGCCATCTTCCATGACCTCATTAATCTTTTCATTAACTTCTTGCTGTGTGTAGTACTTAGTACCACTGCTTGTCTTAATCATTCCATACCTCTAACTTGCACTCGAATTTGTATAGATCTTCATCGTGATGTGGACACCAAGCAAAGTAACCTGGTGTCACGTGCTCAAATTCAACAGGCGTATTGCACCTATTGCATACAGCTTCGGACTTAATCACTAAGATGTCCTTCTGGATCTGTTACTTTATGGAATGACACTGCTACTAATGACTGATAGAAGATAGCTGGTGGTACGTTGTGGTTACGTGCAAGCTGCAATAGTTTTAATAGACTAGCTTGGCAGCCTAGTGTTTCTGCTTCATGTAGTAAATCATCAACTAATTTAAGTTCGTAATCAAGATCACGATCTTCATCAAAGTCTTCATACATACCTGCATGGCATAATAAGAATGCTGCAAGTAACATTGATGTGTTACCAATTACTTCTGCATCACAGTTGCATCCATCATCATCTGCTCTGTCAACCATTACTTGGCTAATGATTGTCCATGATTTCATAATGTCTACTCGTACATCGAATGGTGCATCACCAAAGTATTTAAGTACACCATCACGGATCTTGATGTTAGTGCAGGCTAGGTTGATTAGTTCTTGCTGCTCTGCTGTTAGCTCTTCATAGTTAGCATCTTCATCTAGTAAGAATGCCATGATCTTGTACACTTCTTGAACATTCTTTAAATGTTCTGGTGTTAGTGCACCTAAGTCTATCTCTTTTGTTGTACTCATTTGCTTTCCTTTTCTGTTGTTATTTCTATTTCTCCACATTTAATACATGCAAAATCAGGACAGTCTTTCTTGTATCTTGCACAGACTATCCATCTGTATGTGTTGTCTTCTCCACAGCTATTACACTCTGGACTATAGATATGATCACACTTAGTAGCAGCATAATTTTCTACCGACTTAGTAATCACGTAGCTATCTACCCTCCCTGGAAGAGAGAGAGGACCAGGGCGTATGCCCCAGTCCTCTCTCGGTTCAACTAGACTTCCGCTAGTTCAACGGACTTGATAAGGATACGAGTCAGAGGTGCCTTGCGGTCATTCAACTCAACACCTGGGCGAGTATCGAACTTGGTGTCTAATTCACCTACGATATTCACTATTGGTGTGAAGCCGTTACCGTCTTGCATCTCGCGCAGTCCTCGCAGTGTGCTTGCAATGCTTTCATCAAAGCAGGCTACTGGGATAGTGAACTTTGCTCGCTCGCTTCCAACTTTCTGGGTCAACTGACCCACGATCATCAAGCCGTACTGATCGAACTCCTTGATGTTCTTTAACTTACCTGTCACTGTTAGTTCGTTGTTCATACCTTGCTCCTTTTATCTGTTGAGTGGCTTGCGCCCCCCGCGAAGCAGGGGCGCAAGCCTTTTGTTATTTGGAAACTAAAACTTTGTCGCAGTTCTGGCAAAGTTCTAGTGCTGATGGTGTGTAGAGATTGCACTCACTGCACACTGTGTTTAGACGAGTGAAGTATTGCTGGTCACTCTCTATGTAGCGAAGACCAGGCAATCCCATAAAGAAGTTCTCACTTGGTCTGTCTGCCATTGAGTTCCAATCTTGCTTGAACTCGTGGCGTTCCTCGTCTTGTTCCTCAAGTACTGGAACGTGACGGCAGGTAGGGTCGAAGCAGTCGGCTTCCTTGAGTCCACATAGTGCGCGAACTCCAGAGATAACGTAGATCTTACGACCTGTGCTGGTGACTGGAGATACCCAGTCGTGTCCTGAAACAGGCTCACTCTCTGTTGAGATAGTGCCTGCTCTGGTCTCTGACCTGTCACCAAAGACGTAGTCACTGGTGTCGTGACCGTACTTTGTTTGTACGTCCACCCAGTCCTCGTCCTCTGTGTCTAAGTCATCGTCATTAACTAGCGACTTGACTGCAATGACTCGGTCAAAGAGACCTGCTTGCTTCATTACATCGAGGATGCTTGAGAGTTTCTCATCATCCCCGTAGGTACTTAAATCAGTCATTGTATTCTCCTGTTCTGTGACTGATAGGATTCACCTAGAATCCATAGCAACGACCACACCACGCAGAGCGGGGTGGTCGTCACTAAAGAACCTAGAAGGGTGCACAAGTACACTCTGGGTATATCTCTCGTGGCTTGCTGTCTGTGCAGAAGTCGCAAAAGTCTGGAAGGAATGCTTTCCCGAAGGGTGGATTTTGTCTGTCGTACTGGGACTGCATTTCCCAAGACATCTCAAGTATCTGGCGAACGTAACTTTCGCACTCACGGTTGAGGTTGTATACCCTGAATCCAAGCAGGGTAATGACGATTACTAGAAGTAGGTCGAACCCATTGATTGTGTTAAGCATTGCTTGCTCCTTCTGTTTGTTCTATTGCTACTAGTTCCCATCCATTTTTGGTGGGAAGTATGCCGTTATCAGTTAGTATTTTCTCGATGAAATTTAATCTGTTGTTGGCTTGGTCAGAGTCTTTAGCTTCAAACTCTAGTACTGGAATTGCTATGGTTGCGTAGTATCTCATTGCTTTTCCTTATAGGTAGGCTGGTAGGTTGCACTCGCAAGCGCGGTTATCACAGGTACATTCACAGGTTGATTTGCCAGCGTGTACGGTATTGCAACCGCCACAGTACAGTTCGCCTGCTTCTACTATCTCGAACTTACCTACTCGTTCTGGGTCTTTACGGAACCATAGGATAGCGTCGTCTACCGCATCTTGTTGGCTTAGGTAGTGCTTGTGGGAAACTCCCAACTTATCTGAAACAATAAAGTAAGCAAACATCGCTCACTCCTTTCTAATCTGGATAGAACATTTCTATCTCGAAAATTTCAGCATTGCGTTTATCCCGTAGCAACTTGTTGCGGAGGGCAGAAGAACTAAAGTCTGGATTAGACAGTCTGTAGTCCAAACAGTCTAGGTCTTTGGTCTTTAAACTAAGCCGTAAGTTAGAGATACATACTCACCACCTCGAACCACCCCCCCAGGGGGGTCGTCAGCTCGCTTGAAAAGCGAGAAGCAGGCTTGTCCTGCCGAGCCCCGAAGGGGCGAGACTAGTGCTGTCCTTGACCCCCAGTTGTTAACCGTGAGCTGTAGTAATACTGTAGAGTCAGTTATAATTTATAGTTAGTTGTTTGCCCCTAGTATTATCTATTTGTTTATTCTCATAAGCTATGGCTTATGTTATAACAATCTATGTGATTTAGGTAACAATCTGATAACAGAGCGTTACAAGTGTTCTGTAACAGGGTTAGTATTAGTAGAGGTTATAATATTAGCAAGCTTGCCTTATGGCTTGCCTGTTGTAACTGCAACCCCCTTTGGAGGGGTTGCTTACTATTATTACTAATAGTATTACTATTACTAGGATAATTAGGTTTATTATGGCTGCTAAAGCTGGCGATCAACACCACACCAGACTTCGGCAAATTGAAGATCAGAGAAAGTTTATTTCGTTTCTCAAGCAGGGCATAGATATGGATTCCGCCCTTGCTGCTGTTGGCAAGAAGAAGACCTCGCTTAGAACCTGGCTTTTAGATGGGGAATTTGCGGCACAGGTTGAGGAAGCTTCCAACTTTGGATCAGATGCCATTGCTGCTTCACTAGGTGAAAATAAACATAAAATTGATTTTGCCACGTTCTCCAGAGAGTTCTTGAACACCGAGGTATTCCCTCATCAGCAAAACTGGATTGACGTTCTTGAGGGTCGTGACCCGACGTGGCAACACCCTTCCATGACGTTTGAGCAGGGTAATCGCCGTAGGTTATTGATTAACGTGCCACCTGAACACGCCAAATCAACCACCATGACGGTTAACTACGCCATGTACAAAATTGCTCTTAACCCAAATATTCGCATTGTTATTATTTCCCAGACCCAGACACGCGCCAAGGAGTTCTTGTATTCCTTGAAGCAGCGCATGACTGAAGAGCCATGGCTTAAGATGCAACAGGTGTATGGACCCCCAGGGGGCTACAAGGAGACGGCAGACCAATGGACTGCAGACAGAATTTATCTCGAACGCGAATCAGGAGAGAAGGACCCGACGGTTCAAGCTCTTGGTATTGGACAACAGATCTACGGTACTCGTGCGGATCTAATCATCATGGACGATATTGTCTCAACGACAAACGCGCACGAATGGGAGAAGCAGCTCAACTGGTTGCAGAAGATGGTAGTTACCCGTGTGGGTTCGACTGGGACGCTTCTGATTGCAGGGACTAGAGTTTCCTCCGTAGATCTATATAAAGAAATTAGAAATCCAGAACACTGGACTGGTGGTAGGTCACCTTTCACCTACCTAGCCATGCCAGCTGTACTTGAGTTTGACGATAAGCCTGAGAAGTGGAAGACACTCTGGGCTAGGTCTGATAGACCGCTGGATGGGGCTGACGAGTTTGATGATCCAGAATTGCTTACACCCGATGAAAACGGGCACTTTGTAAAGTGGGACGGTAGGCGACTGTTTGAGCGTCGTAGCGAAGTTAGTCCCTCCACGTGGGCACTTGTTTACCAGCAGCAAGATGTTGAGGAAGATGCAATATTTCCACTTCCTGTTGTGAACGGTTCAATTAACCGAATGCGTAAGACTGGTAGACTTAACTTTAATGCTCCTGGTCACCCAAAACCAGAGGGTTCTTGGTTTGTTATCATGGGACTCGATCCTGCCATGTCTGGCAAAACCGCCATGGTTGTCTATGCAATTAACCGAGAGACTAACAAGCGGTATGTACTTGATGTGCATAACATGGCTGAATCTACGCCACAGAAGATTGATAGCTTAATCAAAGAATGGGTAGAGGAATACAAACCTCAAGAGCTACGCATTGAAATTAACGCTTATCAGAAAGCTTTCTCGCTTGATGATCAGCTACGAATGTGGCTTGCCAGCCGTGGTACGGCACTGCGGGAACACTTTACCAGCAAGAACAAGTGGGATGTTAACTTTGGTGTAGCTGCCATGTCATCTTTGTTTGGTAGTATGCGTGAAGGAAAGTTCAATAAAGATAACCTTATTGAGCTTCCTGATAACTCTAATGAGCATGTTAAGGCTTTGGTTAACCAATTAATCACTTGGAAAGCTGATACTAAAGGACCAACCGACTGTGTTATGGCACTATGGTTCTGTGAGATTAGAGCAAAAGAATTAATTCAACAAAGTAATTTTAGAACGGCTCATGCAAATAACAAGTGGGCAACCAGAAGAAATGTTGCTATGCAAGGTATTGTAAACCTTGACGAAATGGCAATGGAATCATTGTCAGGTCTATACTAGGAAATTAAATGGCATTATCAACTGAGCAAGTAACTAACAAGGTATTAGCTCTTACCCGTCGTTACGCAGAACGTGACTTCCGAATGGCAGATATTACTGCTGTTCGACGTGGCAACATGGAGTCTGTCTACCCAGATATGTTCCCAGAGGGCATGTCTCGTCCAATGATTGCCAACTTTGTTGATGTTGCTGCTCGTGACATTGCCGAAGTTCTTGCCCCACTTCCTTCGTTTAACTGTTCAACTGCAAACATTAACTCTGACAAGGCAAAGAAGTTCTCAGACAAGAGAACCATTATTGCTAACAACTACGTTGAGTTTTCTAACTTTCAGACACAGATGTATACAGGTGCTGACTGGTATCTAACCTATGGTTTCTTGCCAATCTTTGTTGACGCTGACTTTGAAGCAAAGATGCCACGCATTCGTGTAGAAAATCCAATGGGTTCTTACCCAGAGTTTGATCGTTTTGGTCGCTGTGTATCTTTTAGCAAGAAGTATATTAAAACAATTCGTGAATTAATTGTTGACTTTCCTGAATACGAACGTGCAATTATTGGAGATCTAGGTCGCGACATGCGAGATCTTGATACCAATATGGAACTAATGCGCTATGAAGATGCAGATCAAGTTCTTTTGTTCTTGCCACAACGTGGAAATCTAATTCTTCGTAGGGCAAAGAATCCAATTGGTAAGCTTTCCGTAATTGTTGCACGTCGTCCAGGACTTGATCTAGATGATCCACGTGGTCAGTTTGACGATGTATTGTGGGCACAGATTGCTCGTGCTCGCTTTAGCATGTTGGCTATGGAAGCTGCAGAAAAATCTGTACAAGCTCCTTTGGTTCTTCCTAACGATGTATCTGAATTTGCCTTTGGTCCTGATTCTGTTATCCGCACAAACAACCCTGCTGGTGTTCGTCGTGTAGCTCTTGAACTACCTACTGGTGCATTTACGGAACAGCAACTGCTTGAGCAAGAAATGCGTATGGGTGCTCGTTACCCAGAGGGAAGATCAGGTAACATTGATGCGTCTATTATTACAGGTTCTGGAGTTCAAGCACTTCTTGGTGGCTTTGATTCGCAGGTAAAGGCTGGACAGCAGATTCTTGCTGAAACATTCCAGAAGGTTATGGAGCTTTGCTTCCACATTGACCAGACCTTGTTTGATGAAGAAAAGTTAATGTCTGGTGTTTATCAAGGTGCACCATACGAAATTACTTACTTGCCTTCTAAGGACATCAAGAACGACTACAGCATTCAGGTTCGTTATGGTGTTATGGCTGGACTTGATCCATCACGTGCTCTTATCTTCTCGCTACAGGCTCTACAGGCTGGATTGTTATCCCGTGAGTTTGTAATGAGCGAACTACCTTGGAGCATGAATGTTGGTCTTGAAAAAGATCGCATTGATGTTGAGCGAATGCGTGATGCTCTTGCTGGTTCTATTGGAGCACTAACGCAAGCTATTCCACAAATGGCAGCTAATGGAACTGATCCTTCAGATATCATCGAAAAAATTGCTACGGTAATCGATATGAAGAAGAAGGGCACTTCAATTGAAGATGCTGTTATGGAAATTTTTAAGAAAGAAGAAGCTGAAGTAGAAGAAGCTCCAGGTATGCCTGAACAACCTCAAGCTCCTGAAGGAATGCAACAGGGTGCTCCACCTCAACCTGCACCTGCAGGACCAGAAGGTCAGCCAGCAGGACCACCACCAGATGTTGCTAGTATTCTAGCTCGTCTGGGTGGCGGGGCATGACAGAAGAAGAACGCTTAGCATTATTTAGAAGTAAGTTAAAAGACCTACTTGATGAGTATGGTCACACATTTCATCAAGATGGCGCATTTTGTACTACGTATTTTGTTACCGCAGAATTTTTTGATGGTGACGGTCAATACTGGGCAAGCACAATATTTGATGATAAGTCACCAATATGGCATGTAACTGGATTAATCCAACATGCATTAGAAAATGATTTTGTTGAAGAAGAAGAAGAGGATTAGTTATGGCACAGCAAGGTGGTAAGCGACCAGTTCGCACCAAAAGTCAAGCTAAGCCTGTATCTGGACCAGGCGCATTGTCACAGCGTACGGATATGATGACAGCAAGTAATCCAAATGTTTACGGTGATCGTAAGGCTACTGAAGAATTAATGTCTTCTGCTCCAATGGCAAAGCAACAACCAGCTCCAGCTCCTCGTCCTATTACTGGATTATTTGAACCAAGTGCTAGACCAAATGAACCAGTAACTGCTGGAAATCCACTTGGAGCAGGTCCTGGACCTGAAGCTATTGTTCTTCCTGCACGTAGTTTTAATCCAACCGAAATCCTTACACGTCTAGCAGAAAATGATCCAAGTGGCGAAGTTGAAATGATACTTCGTGAACTAAACAGTAAGGGTATTGTTTAGTGACTATTCAACCAATGGGACTTCCAGAGGAACAAAGTGGTTTAAGTCAACCTCAAGGTTTAACTGAACTTCAGGGTTTAAGCCAGCCTCAAAGTATTTTTAATAAAACTCAAAGCGACCCTTCAACCGCTGCTAAACGTACATTAGATGCAACTGTTGCACGTGTTAGTCCAGCTCTTTATGCTGCTGGTTCACGAGCTGCATTAACTCGTGAAGAAAAAAACCTTATTGAAAATTGGGCGCAGGTTCGTGACAAGCACCAACAGCTAATGAAGATGAGCAATAAAGATGCTGCAGATTCTTTTAATAAACTTGAACCTGGTTTTCAAGAAGCTTTAAAAACATATTACAAAATTGACTATTCTAAAAAAAATGATGGTCAAGTGTTAATCCAAAATGAAGATGTTCGTAAAGCTTTAGGCATTAGCGACAGTACTGGCGATGGAAATATTAGCTATGGTGATGTAGCAAAAAGTCCATTTCAGTTTTTAATGGGTGCAGCTACTCAATATGGTAGATTTCTTAATACACCTGGTGCAATGTTGCAGAACTCTATTGTTAATAAAGAATCATTTTGGAGTCGCAATAACGGTGAAGTAGCATTTGATGGTAAATATCTTTACGATAATGCCCTCGCAGATGAACTGGTTAACAAGTATGGCGGTGCTGAAAGTTTTGTAGCCATGCATGTACTTGCTGGCGATACCCCTGGTGAAATTATTGATGCTTGGGGTCCAAACGATCCAGCTATTCTTGCTGCAATTAACTCAATGTTTAATGATCAAGAAGCATTTAATGTAATGCTTGGTGAGTTTTCAAGAGCACAGCTATCTCCAGGTCGTATTGCTGCTCGCGGTTTAGGAATAAACACTCCTGAGACTGCAACAGCATTTGGTGCTGTTTCTGGAGCCATTGACTTTGCCTATCAGATCTTTATGGATCCATTAACATACTTAACTCTTGGTGCTTCTGCCGTCATTAAGGGTGCAAGCAAAGCAGAAAAACTTGCTAACATGGTTAAGTCTGGTGCTGACGTTGATATGCTTCTTGGTATACCAGAAGTTGCTAATTACTATGGTAGATACACTAAGTTAATTGGTGAACTTGGTGGAGCAATGGCTGTTAAAGCAACCACTGAAGCAGAAAAAGCATCTAAAGCTAGTCAAGTTGCACAGATTACAAGAAAAATTGAAATAGATCATGCTGACATTGCATCTCCAGATGACATTAAAACTTGGTTAGATTATGGTGTAACTGATCTTGACAGCTTTAAGCGGGTATTTCTTGGCGAAGGTGCAAAAGAATGGACTAGATTAATTCGCGGCAAGACAGTTAGCACTGTTTATGCACGTGAAGGAGTTGCTTACTCTAAGCGTTCTCGTCAATCTACTATTAAAGCTAAACAAAATTTAAGAGACTTTTTTCTTGGCAAAGAAGAAAGCATTGCTGATGCTACAAACGATTATCAAAAAATTAGATCAAGTTTATTAAGCGATGAACCTTTAGATATTGAAATTGCAATCAATAAAAAACAAAATAGACTTCAAAGATTTATTGAAAGACAAACAAGACTGCATCCAGGTCGCTCTGTTGTTTACCATGATGATGCAAATTTAGATAGAACAATAGATGTTTTTAATAAACAAGCTTTTCTAGCTCTTGGTCGCAGAGATCTTGCTGATATGGCTACTGCTGAATTTAGATATCTTCCGCAGTCTGAACGATTTGCCATGCATCGTTCTATCTTTGAATTGATTATGCGTCGTGAAGGTATTCATGGCATGGATGGTGGACAAGAGTTTATTGACAAAGCACTTGAACTACATTTTGGTTCTAAAAATACTTGGACAACTGCAGAAGAACTAGCTATACCTTCTCGCTCTGGTATAACTCGTCAATCATTAAGCCTTGCCGTAACTGGACCACTACATTCCTCTCAATTTCAAAACTTTGTTACTGCTCCAGACTGGAGAGGTATATCAGAGTTTGTTGCTTCAAGGTCTCTTAAGAAAGATAAAGACGATAGTTTAATTGAGTACATTCCAAAATTAATTGGTGGAGCTTATAATACTAGAGCAACTGGAATCGGTACAGATCTTTGGACTACACTAACTCTTATTCCTCAGTTGGGTATTCGTACTGCAATTGAAGAAGGTTTTATGTTCTTAATGTACGCCAAGGGTGGACAGATAAGAAAAATTAGAACTGCTAAACAGTATCAACGTATTTGGCGAGCTGCAAAAGGCGAGGGCGATAAGTCTGGAGCTGGACCAGTTAAGGCTGGAGTTGAAACTTTATTAGATAAAACTCTTGGTAAAACTCTTGGTAGAAGTTTTGGTGCATCTAGATCTATCAGCCAAGAGACACGGGCTAGAGTTCGTAAAGATGTTTTAGAAAATAACAAAGATCTTCCAGCTTGGAAACAAGATGAAATGATTGCTGAAACAATTCTTGATGCAGCAATTTTTATGCATGGAACAAAACTATCTTCATCTCAAACTAGATGGTTTAAGCAACTTGTAATGGAAAATCCACAGGTTCTTCATAGCATCTCACAGAAAAATGTAACAGATAGCTTGCAAGGTAAAACTGCCATGCAAGAGTTTGCGGATTTGTTAACTGATAGCCAATTAGATATGGCTATGGATAATCTTGGTCTTACCGCACAAGGAGCAATTAGATCTTTTCAAGTTTCTTCTATGAAAGATTCTCATCGCGACATTGCAATGTTCCGCAACTTTACTCGCATCTTTAACGATAAAGGATTTGAAGCGCGTAATGGAAAAGATGTAACAAGATTTAGTTTTGCTTCAGTATTTTTAAAGCACAATGCTGGATTTTCTCCAGATGATTGGGCTAAAGCAACTGATGAGTTAATGCGTTTAACTGGATTTGTTAAAAACGCTGATGGCAAATGGGTTATTGGTGTAGGCAAAGAAGATCAAGTTAAAAGTATTATGGAAGGAAGTCGCTTCTTTGATCAAGTAAAAAAACTTCCTGATCCTGCAAGTAAAATGCAAGAGTTTATTCTTGCAGGTCTATCAGATACTTATGTTACATTTCATGGTGGATCAGAAGTTTTTAATCCTAAACTAGCTGGACTGTTTCAAGATGTTGTAAAAGGTAAAGATCACCGAAAGATTATGGGTGACATTAGTTTTGAAGATTATGTAGAAGCCACTAAAGGATTTAAAGTTCAAGGTCATATTATGACCGATATTAAATTTGATGGTGTTGCAACTGATCTAAGAACCGCAATTCAAAGATATGGTCAAGATCAAGCATTTGATTTAATGGCTCGTCAAACTGATGCTATTACTCGTATGCCAGTAACTCACATGCATTACATTGCATTCCGCGAACAATACGCAGCAACAGAATTAAAGATGGCTGATGATTTGCATAGTGCTTGGCTAGAAGAAAACATACTTGCTCCAGAATCTGTAATTAGAAGAAATCAAGAATTTACTAGAGAGCAAGCTGCAAAGTTTTTTACTAACAAAGCGATTAATGATGCTGCAGCACACGTATTAAAGTTTTCTGATAACCCTGCTATGCAAACTGTATTTGCCTATAACATGCGAACAGTTGGTCGTTTCTATCGTGCAGTTGAAGACTTCCATCGTCGTATGTATCGGTTAGTTAAAGATCATCCGCTTGATGTTATTTATCGTTTGCGTTTAATGAATCAAGGTCTTGATGCAGTTGGTGATGTTCATACTGATGACGATGGTAACAAGTATGTTGTACTCCCAATGGATGATGTTATTTATAGCGCAGTAGATACTACTCTTCGCACACTAACTAATGATCAAGCATCTATTAATCAACCATTGTTTAATGATATTACTTTTAAATTAACTGCTGGTAATCCTTCGTTCCAGGATGACGCAGGTATGCCTTATCTTTCTGGACCTATGGGTTCTCTTTCTGTTGTTGCAGCTAAATCAATTCTTGGTTTAATGCCATTTAAAGAAACAAAAAATGTTGCTGAAGATTTAGACAATTGGTTTCTTGGAACAATGGGTGATAATCCAACCGTTGGTAAATCATTAACTCCAAAGTTTGCTCGCAATGTATGGTCTATGTTAAATGTTGATGAGCAATCAACTCAGGAAATTTCTGCTTTAACTCAAGCCATTAGTTACAATGCAGCCAATAATGTAGGCATTAATCCAAATGACAAAAAGTATAAGTATCCAGACGGAAGCCTTAATGAAGCTTTATTAAATCAAGACAAGCTTAATTACTTAAAAGATCTACGCATTAGCGCACATAATATTATTGTTACTCGTGCACTACTTGGAATGATTCTTCCGTTTTCTGTTCAAACAAAAAATACAAAAGACATACCTGAATATTTATTAGATAGCGGCATTGTTTCTATGCAGGAAAGTTTTTATGAAGTACTAGATCAAATTAAAGAAAAATATCCTGATGCTAACGATCATTACGAAATGGCTTTAGCTACGTGGACTGGTGAAAATCCAGGTAAAGTAGCTTATCTTGTATCCAAGAAGTCTAAAGAAATTCAACCAATTGTTAACTATTCAAATGAAATGCAAGACTGGACAATTTCAAACCAAAAAGCAGTAGACGAGTATGGTGCAGGTGCGCTACTCTTTGCTCCTAAAATTGGCGAGTTTAGTCCTGGTGTTTGGCAATGGGCTTCAGCAGCTGGTATTGCAAAGAATGTAGACATTGATAAATTTTATGAAAAAGTTTACATGCAAGAATATGTTAATGCTTACTATGATTTAGATGAGCAAGAAGCAGCGGAACTTAAAGCCACACCATTGCATTACACTGCAGAGCGTCGTGCGCTAACGCAAAAATATGACCAATTAAAAAAGGATTTAAAGTTAAGTGTTCCAGGTTTAGAATACTACATTCAAAACTCTGATAAAACAGAAGCTTACAACTTTGTAAATGATGCTTACAATTACATAAACTCTCCTGACGCAGATGTTTCAGAAGATGTTAAATTAAATATTGCCACCGCTTACAATTTGTACACAAATTTTATACTTACAACAGATTACATTGATTCTTTAAATGCTGCTAATGGCACAGAATTAAAGCGAGCTGAAAAAGAAAAAACAGTTAATGCTATTAAAGAACTTATTAAATCTGATCCGACAAGAACAATTGAGCAATATTACAATTATGGATTAAAGAAATTAATTAATGCTAAAACAAGAGATGCTAACGCTGGAATTTGGAGAAATGAATAATGGCTGAGTATGATCCATTAGAAGATGCCAGACGTAGGGAAGCTGAAAGAAAAGCTAAAAAAGCAGCAGAAGACAAAGCTCGCGAAGAACGAGGAAAAACTTCTGGTAGAGACCAAGCAACCATGGAATTGGAGCTATCTCTTTATTCTTTAAGATTAGAACAAACTCAAGCAAAAGAACAGTTTGATTTAGCTGCTAATAAATATGCTGCCTCAAACTCTGTTGAAGATAAAAAAGCTTACGATGAAGCTAAGCGTAAATATTATCAAGCAAATGCAGCACTAAGAAGTGCTGGAGTTGAAGTTGATTCTGAAACTGGAAAACAAAGTAGCACCGTAAAAAGGTATACCGACAGACCTTCAAATCCAGTTGGAAGAGGAATTAATCCTTATACAGATACTGCTGTTCGTGGTGCTGATACGCCAACTGAACGTGCAAAAACTGCAGCAACTGGTGTAGCTCCAACTTATATTCAGGTTAATCCACTAGACAATAGCCGTTGGAATAACGCATTTGATCTTGTTCCAGGAACATTTGATCATTACTGGAAACAAGATACAGCAATGACTCCTATTTCCTTTTTTGCAAATTCTGTTGGTTCAATTTATCAAAAAGAAAATGGAAGTCCTGAAACTCAAAACGAAGCCGTAAGTCGTATTCTAAATGAATACGCTAACGCTGGAAAAATGAATGAGCTTCGCGACCTACTTGTAACAAGTACAATTGCAAGCTCACCAGCAGATCAAGTAGCTATGGCTCAAGCAAACAAGGGTCAAAATTCACAGTACGGAATAGATCCAAATACAAGAGATTTAGTTTTAAGAGCAGTTCAATTTGGAACTTATTTTAATGCTACTGCTGTTAGAACAGGTGAAAAACCTATAAGTTTTTCTGATTTCTTAAAAGCTTATAAAGGTGAATTAAATAAACAGTATGATCAAAACGGTGGCGGTGGACTACCTCGCCGTACCGTTAACATTAATAAGCGAGTATTTACTCCAGAAGAACTTGAATTAAACATTGATGCATTTTTTCAAGAGTACACTGGTCAAGGTGCAAGTCAAGAAGATGTAGATTATCTTGTTAAAAAATTTAATAAACAATCTCCTGAAAAAACCGTAAGCGTACGCAGTGGTAACACAGTAACTTCTACAACTACTGGTGGGATATCTCAAGCAGAGCAACAGTTAGCAATGCGAGAAATGGCTTTGCAAGATCCTGAAGCAGAGTCTTATAACAAAGCAACTACATACTTAAATTATTTCCGTGAAGCTTTAGCGTCTCCGATTGAACTAGGTTAACATGTCATCTACTACAGTAACTACAACTAAGGGTAATAAGACTGTCTCCAAGACAACTACCAATGAACGACCAGGCGCAGCATGGGTTAAGAAAAAAGGTAAGTGGGTAAAGCCAACAAAACCTAAAGGTGACTATGCTTGGGACGATCAAGATGGTTGGGTAAGTAAGGAAACTGCTGCAGCTACTTATGCATATCCACTTGCTATTATTAAATCTGATCCAGAACTTGATAGACTTTTTAACGAAGCATGGGCTGCACAGAAAAAAGGTCAAGAGTGGACTAAAGAAAAGTTTATTGTAAAGCTTCAAGCTACTAATTGGTATAAAAATAAGTCTGCATCCGAAAGAGAATACTATACTTTAGCAAATGACCCTGCTCAAAGAGCAGAATTTAATAATCAAGTTAATGCTAAAAAACAAGAAATTATTTCTTACGCACAATCAAGTGGCATAAAATTATCCGACAGTCAAATTGATACATTAGCAAAAGATGCTTTGCGTTTAGGTCAAACAGAGCAGCAGCTATCTTCAATTCTTGTTGATTATGTTAACTATGAAGCCTCAGATGTAAACGCTGCTGCTGGATCTTTGTTTGGTAAAGCAGGAGATGCTGAAGATACTATTAGAGAATGGGCTAAACTTAATGGCATTACAGTTTCTGATAGTTATGTTATTGCTCAAGTACGTGAAGCTGGTAAAGCTAATTGGGATATTAGCAAGGGACAAGATGCAATCACCAATATGGCTAAACAACAATACTCTCATTGGGCTAATCAATTAGATAGTGTTACAACTTTAGATACTTTGGCACAGGGTTTTAAAAATACTATTTCAAGTGAAATGGATATTGATTTTAATAACTTAGACATGAGTAATGACTGGGTTAAAAACGCAATGCTTGCTAAAGATGATAAAGATCAACCAATTAATCAAGAAGCATTACGTAAAACATTGCGTAAAACTGATGACTGGGCAAACGTGTCAAGGAATAAAGAAAAAATTTATGGTTTAGCAGATGATATTTTATCTAAGTTTGGAATGAGATAATGGCTGGTTGGGAAGACCTTAAGCAAGTATTTATTGAAAATGGTTTAGAAGAACTTGCTGACATTATTACTGAACTTGCACAAAACAACTTAGATGCTCCTACTGTTATTTACGAAGAGCTAAGAAAAACAGATGTTTACAAGGAACGATTTAAAGGAAACTTTGAACGTGCAGCTAAAGGCTTACCCTTGCTTACCGAAGGTGAATATTTAAATCAAGAAATGCAGTACTCAAAAGTATTAACTGCATACTCAGCTGGTACTTTAGGTACTAGAGATAACTACGCAAAAATGATTGCTGGAGATATATCACCAGTAGAGCTAGATGATAGATTTACTGTTTCTTACAACAGAGTTACTAAGGCTGCCTCTGGAGAAGATAAGGCTTTGCTTAATGAGTTAAAGAAAATGTATCCAGGAATAACAAATAATGAGTTAGCAACAAGTCTTCTTCTTGGTGAAGAAGGCTCTAAATATCTTAATACTAAACTTAATGTTGCAGAAATTAAAGCGGCTGAAACTGAAACT